TACAAGCTTATACCTTCACTGTGAAAAGAATGGAACTATTACTTCAAGTGATGCATTAGTTGATCCATACACTGGTGATACTTTTGTTATTGAAGATGGTGCATTACAAGCAGCTAGTGCTACTCAATTAGCAACTCCAAGTAATTCATTTATTGCTGGATTTAACATTGTTCCTAAAGGATCAAATGGTAATACTAATACTGCTGTGATTCAAGCATACTTAGGTCCTGTTGGAAAACAGCCTTTGCCTGCTGGATCAATTGCAACTACTAATTTACCTGATGATTTGGCATTAGGACTTATGATGGGAACTAAAAACAATACAACAACCGCAGCTATTATGTGGGTTGATTATGTTAAAGCGATTAGTTCTAGAAGCTTTGGTAGTTCAACTACTAAGTAATAACAATTAACCAAGGTAGGGTGTAAAAGCCCTACCTTTTATAGGAGACAATATGTTTGACGTTAAAACACAACAATTAACTTCAAGTGGTCAAGTTACAACTAAAGTATCGGCAGGAAGTAATACACTTAGCGCTCCTGCACGAGTTTTAGGATTAACTGTTCAATGTGGTGCTACTGAAGGCAAAGTTGATTTGGTAGATGATGGTGCAAGTGGCACTGTTAAATTTACTCAAGTTACTCCTGCTATTAAAGCAGGAGCAGGGGACATGCTTCAAATTGATTTTCCTGAAATGGGATTAAAATTTGATACCGATCTTTATGTTTTCTTCAATCACGCTACAAAAGTTAATGTAATTTATGGCTAGAAAACGAGATATTCAACCGCCGAAAACAAAAAAAAATTTCCGCCCCACTAAAAAGGGGGCGGGAATGACAAAAGCCGGGGTAAAAAAATATCGTCGAGATAATCCTGGTTCAAAATTAAAAACGGCTGTAACTGGAAAAGTTAAAAAAGGTTCCAAAGCCGCAAATCGACGCAAATCATATTGTGCACGTAGTGCAGGACAAATGAAAAAATTTCCTAAAGCAGCTAAAAATCCTAATTCGAGGCTTAGGCAAGCAAGGAAAAGATGGAAATGTTAAGTGCCTGAAAAATTGGATGTATCATCTAACACTAGCGTGTCTATGCCTATGCGTAATCTTATATCGATTCTCGCTGCCGTCGGAATTGGAGTCTACGCCTTTTTCGGAATACAAGAAAGGCTTAACAATGTTGAAACGAGAAGCACGCTTATGGAAGCTGACCTCACAAAAAACACGGAATTCCGTATAAAATGGCCTCGTGGAGAGTTAGGACAATTGCCTGCTGATAGTGAGCAATATATGTTATTGGAATTTATGGCATCACAATTAGAAAGTATACAAACAGAAATGGAATCCATGATGTCAAATACTGTCAACATAAATTTTTTAAAAAAACAAGTTGAAAAATTACAAGAGGATGTGGAAAAAATAAAAGATCAAGTCAGAAACAATGGAGGTCACTAATGATTATAATGAAAGTAATAGCCCTCTGCATGTTTGTCAATGGGTCGTTGGACGGGCATATGCTAGTAGAGGGAAACAAAATAAGTAAATGCTTGAAAATTAAGAGGGAGGCTGAGAGGAATTTGGCTGATAATAGAGCTAATGTAATACGTTATGAATGTGGATTTGTAACAGCAGAACTGAAAGAAGATGCTGAGGGCAATCTTAAAATATATAAAATAATTGAAGATAAGTACGGTCATTAGTGGAACCAGGAACTTTCTTTTTAACTTGCTATGCAGTTTTATGGGTAGTGGGAATGCTCTCTTAAATGGCTCAAGTTACAAGTCGTACAGATTATTTTACTCCTGTTAAAAAAAGAACAAGTATTGGTCATTCCTCTAGATCAAGACCAAATAATAAGCATAAAAGATTATCGTGGAAAAAATACAATCGACAAGGAAAGAGATAAAGGGTATTAATATAGCATAAAACAAAGGAGATTATTATGCCCCAAGGTAAAGGAACGTATGGGTCTAAAATAGGTAGACCAGTTAAAAAAATGAATAAAGGTGGCCGCACAGGTGATATGATGTATTCAAGAGGATATGGAGTTGGTGAGAGAGCTAAACGTGTTCCAACTGAATTAATGACTGCACCAGGAATGAAAAAAGGTGGAAAAGCTAAAATGAAAAAAGGAGGCGCAGTTAAACGTCAAACAGGCGGCCCAGCCAGAAGGAACTTATTAGAGGAAGTAGGACGGATTGATGCAGAACGCATGAACCCTAATCGAAGAGCTGAGAAAAGAAGAGTCATAGGCGAACTCAACAGAGGTTACCAAAAAGGCGGACGAGTTGGAGCGCCAAGAAAGAAAAAACAAATTAGATTTGGAAAGCAATCATTAGCCCAAACACGCCTGGCGCAAAAACGAAAACACCACAGTTAAATTGGTAAATAGGAGATTATATGCCCACTTATGCTAGTACAGCAACATTTGATTTATCTATTGATGAAATAGTTGAAGAGGCTTTTGAACGTTGCGGTTTACAGGACCGTAGTGGTTATCAATTAAAAACTGCTCGTCGTTCTCTTAATCTTCTTTTAGCTGAATGGTCAAATAGAGGATTAAATCTTTGGACTATACAACAGCAAACTGCTGCACTTGCGGCGGATGTTACTAGTTTAGCGGGAACAGCTTTATATGGGTCAAACGCTAATGCCGCATCTGAAATTGTAGAAATTACAGATTTGGTTATTCGTGATTCTAATAATAATGAATATTCGTGTTCTCCTATTGGTCGTTCAACTTATTTAAATTATACAGTTAAAACTTCTGGTGGGAGACCGACACAATATTATTTTGAAAAAACTATTAATCCTACTTTGTATTTATATCCTGCGGCAGATGTAGCTTACACTGTAGTTTTTTATGCGATGCTTCGAATGAAAGATTCAGGAGCTTATACCAATAATAGTGAAATTCCTTTTTCCTTTTTACCTTGTCTTACAGCAGGCCTTGCTTATTATATTGCTTTAAAATATGCACCGGAAAGAACACAAATTTTAAAGATAGCATATGAAGAAGAATTTAGAAGAGCCGCTGATACTAATAGAGGAAATGTAAGTTCACACTTTGTACCAAAAATAGGCATAACAGCAGGAACATATTAATGGCTAGATATTCATCAGGAAAATTTGCTTTACGTATTTCTGATCGAGATGGACAAGCTTATCCATATAATGAAATGGTCCAGGAATGGACAGGAGCCTGGGTTCATACTTCAGAATACGAACCTAAATCCCCTTTATTAAATCCTACTAATCATCCAACAGATGCTCAATCCTTAGCCCATGCTAAACCACAAGTTGTTTCTGCAAGAGTTTTTTTAGGGGGACCACAAGGTCCTGCTATAGCTAATGCTGATGACATACCACTAGGACAATATAATAGTGGTGGAGATGGATTGGCTGTTAATAGTTTTCAAACATTAGATGAAACTTTCACTGCTTATCATGCTAATGGAGTTAGCTATGTAGGAACTAGAAAAAGTATGATGCCTTTAAGTGCACAACAACCTAACAAGAAAACACAATTGATCTCTCGAACTGGAAATGTTACAGTGAGTACATCATGACCGAGTATTCTGATTTAAATAATAATGTAAGAAACTACACGGAAACAGATACTAATGTTTTATCTGATGCTATTATTTTACCTTTTATAGAATCAATAGAGGATCAAATTTTAAGAACGGTTGATCTTACTTATTATCGTAAATATGATTATGCTGCATTAACTATAGGTAATCCTTTTTTACCATTACCTGGTGATTGGCAAAATTCACGGTATGTACAAATTTATGATGCTGCTTCAGCAACTCCCGACAGAACTTACTTGCTACAAAAAGATATTTCGTTTATGAATGAGTATTGGCCTGATAGAACAGCAACAGGTACCCCTAAGTATTATGCTATGTGGGACGACAATACGCATTATATTGCGCCAACCCCGGACGCTGCATTAACATGTGAGCTCGCATACACGTACAAGCCTGATGGCTTATCCAGTACACAAACGTCTACTTGGTTAAGTCAAAACGCTCCAAACGTGCTTTTATATGGTTGTATTTTACAGGCACTTGGATACTTGAAAGGTCCAGCAGATATGATACAATATTATGATAAAATGTTTAATCAGTCTGTACAGGCTCTCGCTACATATGAGATGGGGCGTGACCGTAGAGACGAATTTCGGGACGGCGTTATTCGTATCCCTCTCGAATCAAGGAACCCATAGGAGATTATTATGGCAATTACTCAAGCTGTATGCAACAGTTTTAAAGTGGAGATCCTGAAAGGCCTACACGATTTTACGGCTACGACAGGGAACGCTTTTAAACTAGCGCTTTACGATAGTGAAGCAACTTTAAGTAAATCAACAACTGTTTTTCAACAAACCGATGAAGTAGCGGCTTCAGGAACTTATTCTGAAGGCGGAGGAGCTTTAACATCAGTAACACCTGTATTATCAAGTGATACTGCTGTTTGTGATTTCTCACCAGACTTATCATTTACAAGTGCAACAATTTCTGCACAAGCTGCTGTAATTTACAATAGCTCAACTGTAACAGGTCTAACAACCAATGCATCTGTCTGTGTTTTAGATTTCGGTGGTGTCAAAACTTCAACTGCAGGAACATTTACAATTACGTTCCCTGCTGCTGAAGCAACTGCTGCAATTCTAAGAATCGCATAAGGAGATAATTTATGGCCTCCGTCCAAGGATGGGGCCGACTAACTTGGGGCAGTGGTACATGGGGACAATACGCTCCTGTCGAAGCAACGGGTGTCAGCCTCACTTCAACAACTGCTACCCCAACTATTACGGGTACGTGTAACGTAACGCTTACGGGTCTTGGTACCACGTCCACTACAGGTACGGCTACTGGTACAGGACTAGCAGTCGTTAATGTCACAGGCAATCCACTTACTTCCAATACTAATGATGTAACTTCCGTTACAGGCGATTGTAACGTTACAGCAACAGGTGTTGGACTAACATCTGCTATTGGAGACGGATCATCCCTTGTAACTACAGGAGCTCAAAGTGGTTGGGGAAGAGCCTATAATGGAGACACAGGCGAAGTCATTGGCTGGGGAGATAATTTATGGGGCACACTTGCGACATCATATGCCCTAACGGGTGTAAGTGCTACTTCCACTACGGGAGACATGACATTTCAAGGAGATGTTGCTCCCACAATTACAGCGGCGGGTTTATCATCTAGTGTAGGCGACGTTCTCACTTCTATATTTGTAACGGGCGTAAGTGCAACAAGCTCAATTGGAACTTTTTCTGTAACGGCTGATGCAACAATAACGGTTGTAGCGGCTAGTGAACCAGAATTAGATGCAAGTACGGGGGATGTAGGAATAGAAATTAGTCCAACAGTAGAACCTGCGGGAACTTTATTAACAGGGTCATTAGGATCATCTACTATTACGGGAGATTGTAATGTCACCGCTACGGGTGTCAGTTCTACCTCTGCTATTGGATCATCAACTATTTCGGGAGATGCTATTGTAACAGCGACAGGTGTTCTTCTTACAGTTTACGAGGGTGATGCAACCCCAGCAGCAGGAGCTATTGTTACTCCTACAGGAGTAAGTGCAACATCAGCGGTAGGAGATGCAACACAAACATCTTCCTATGCTTTAACAGGAGTAAGTGCAACAGCCTCTCCTGGTAATCCAAGTATTGAAGCTAGCTCCACCTTGACTTTAACAGGCGTTGGAGGTACAGTCTCTACTGGAGATCTTGACATTACTGGTTGGAATGTTGTTGATGATTCAAACAGTTCTATTAGTTGGGTAGAAGTAACTAAGGCTGCATAAAAGTTTTGACAAACTTAATAATAATCAATAAAACTTATTTAGGAGATTAAATGGTAACCTATTCAACTGGCCTCAGAACGGAACTACAAGTAACAGGAGAAAATTCTGGTACTTGGGGAACCATTACAAACAATAACTTTTCACAAGTCTTTGAATTTGCTATCGCTGGTGTATATGCAGTACCTGCTCTTACAACAGGAACAGGGATAACATTAACCAATGCCGATGGACCCGACACTCAAGCCAACAACCAAGCCCGAAACAATCAATTAATTTTTTCAGGAACCGTTTCCGCAACTCAGACAATTCAATTTCCCGCTACAGAAAAAACTTATGGACTTTACAATAATATTGGTGGTGGTGCGGCCATAACAGCACGATTAGGAGCTACAGGCAATACTATGAGTATCGCAAACGGTAAGTACCGTTTAGTTGCTACTGATGGTACTAACTGGTACGATATATTTTCTTTAGCTGGATTAGGTGAAACATGGGTAGCTAAAACAAATTCTGATTCTCCTTATACTGCATCAGATGGAGATAATATTATCTGCGACTGTTCAACAGGAGCAATTACTATAACTTTACCTTCCTCTCCTACAATTGGAATGCAAGTAAAAATTATTGATGGTGATGGAAATGCAGGAAGCAATAATATTACCGTTGATGGTGGTGCTGAAAAAGTTCAAGGAGATGCCGCCGATATGACAATTTCTACTAACAGTGCAGGCGTTTCTTTGGTATACTACGATTCAACAAATGGTTGGAGGTTAAAGTACAATGACTAATTTACAAGATTTTAAAAACAGAAGCGAAGTAGGTACTATTAAACCTTGGCCTAAAGCGGCAGCACCAAGTGGATATTTATTATGCGACGGAACGGCCGTATCAAGAACAACCTATGCAGAGTTATATGCTGTAACAGGCGATACGTATGGAGCAGGTAACGGATCAACAACTTTTAATGTTCCACAATTACAAGGTAAAACACCACAAGGATATGATGGAAATACTTATAACCTAGCGGCAACAGGTGGCGCTAATACAGTAACGGTAGCCGTTACTAATAACCAAGCGGTTAATAGTGCAGTTAACAGTACATTAGCAAATAACCAAACGGTAGCGGTAACAGGATCTATTGACACTACATCATTAACGACGGCTCAAGTAGCTTCTCATTCACATTTAACATTTGGTCAAGGAGAAACAACAGGGGAAAATACTTCTGCTTCACATACTCAATTAGGTGCACGGTATCAAGATCAAGGTGGGCAAGGAATTATGACTAATGCAGGATCTGGAACAGGACACACACATTCCCATACTTTGTCGGGAACTTTATCAGGAAGTGTAGCCTTAACCAATGCAATAACAAATGCCTTAACTGGGGCTGTAACAGCCGCAGGAAACAATACATTTTCACCTTACGTGGTGGTAAACTACATTATAAAACATTAGAGGAGATATGGCAGATCAAATTGTAATAGCAAACAAAGAACATATGAATTTTAATGATGGTTTTCATATTAATTGGGCGGACAAAGGAAAAAATTGGGATAATACATGGCTTCCTGATTCTATTCATTATGTAATTTGGAATGATCTTCCAGGTCAAAATGAAATTCAAAATAAAGATCCTTCCACAGGTAATATGACAGGTAACACAGATTTAAATGCCACAAGTGATTCAGTAGGAACAACTACAATAGCTTCTTTACTAACATGGGCAGAAACTCGAAAACTACAGATTGAAGAAGCTCAAGTATCTTATAATGCGGCACTTGTTGCTGATGCAAATAATGGAACTACTGATGCTGTGGGTAAAACGTGGGTCGATTATGATCCTCATTATTCTTAATTTTTTATTTAAAACTTTTTTTATTCCAAAACATTTTTTTATATCTATCCCGCCATTCACTACTTAATAAGTTTAGTGTTTTACGGTGAAGTTTTTCAAAATAAAACCCGGACCACATTTCCCATGACTCTCGTTTAAAAGGAATTACTTGAATCATAGGCTCTCCTTTTTTAATTAAAAATTGTTTATCCCATTTTTTTAAAATAAAAGGAAAGTTAATAGTATTGCAATAAGTGTCAGTATCCACCATTCCTTCAATAATTTTCCATCGTTCCTCCAAACGATTCATAGGATGAATAAATAGGCAACTATATCCTGGGGGTGTCTTTATTAGCCATTTATTTATAAACTTCCCTGCATTTTCTCCTGCGGTTTTATGCCATTCTTTTGGTAATTGAGTTTGATTATGAAACCCAAAATCATTTTGTTCTCGATTAGCAGGGGTTACACTAAAATCATTTTCTACAGGATCCACTAGATAGTCTTGATCAAAAGGAATAATATATCCTGCTGTCATGGAATCTAAAAAAGGCATACATGTTTTTACTGTAGGAGAGTGAAGATTATTTTTTGTATGGCGTTCAAGTTTTTTATACTCTTCGGAAATAAATCGGTTTGCGGGTTGAGGATGAGGCCAAACATCTAACATGCCTTTATCTATAGCAATAAATTTTATTTTTTTATGAAACATAGTCCTCTCTTGAATTTGTTTTTTTGTCTCTATAATCGATTAAATAATTTGCTGCCATTGTTAATCTAGTTTTTTCCGAAGCATTGGGAGTAACAGAATGTAATAAATAACCATTAAAAATCATTACCGTCCCTTCTTTTGCATCCACCATTAATGTATCTTGTTGATCAGGTCTTTTGCTATTAAAAACTGATTTTTCTCTTTTATGAAAACAAAGTTTAGCTCCACTATCTTGGGGGACTCTAACAAAATAAACAGCGGAAAAAATATATCTTCCGTGTTTATGAGGAGCAGCGAACTGACCTTTTTTATATATATTGAGCCATGAATTAATAACTTCAAATTCTTTAGGAATTTCGTATTCTTCTTCTTCCGCTATTTTTGTAAGAAAAGTTTGTGATATTATTTGAGAAATTGTATTGATAGCGGGATACTGTCGATGAGAAAACCATCCTGTACGTACTGCTTTTACATTACATTCGACGCTAGGAGCTGTAGAAAAATTATGGACTTTATTAGTTTCTATTTTTTCAATTGTTTCTAATTGGGGTTTCCATGTGTCATGATTAGGCATTTCAAAAAACCACAATTTATCTGTAAATAAAACATAAGGCGTAATAACCGTCATTTTTTTTCTTGAGGAGGTTTATCTATAGACTGAAAATTAAAAGACATGGAGCGTCTAATCTCATTAGGAGTTTTAGTTTTAAAAGGCATTACACAATGTTGGTGGTCAGCCTTAAAAATATAAAGATCTCCAACACGAGGAGTACAATATTCGGAAGCTTGGGGTGCGTCGATAAAACATAATTTACCATCTTTAAATTTATGTGGGTTGTTAACATCATTAATAAATGTAGGAACCTTTAAAAAAAGAACGGTACTAAAGCCTGCCCCCTCATGATGTATATGAGGTGGATTATATTCTCCTGCTATCATGTCATTTACCCAACAAGCAGAAATATGTAAATGATGACTTTTTGATGGTAACAGCATATATTTTATACATCTATTAATATACTGATCCATACATTGAACTATTTCTTTAAAAGATTCAGTCGATTGAATAATTTCCACAAAGTTTAATTCTGTGTCTAGACGGCCTGCTAAACTCGGACCTTGAGATTCTAGATGAGTTTTAACTTTTTCGTATCTTTTATTAAAGTCGTTAATGGATTTTTTAGAAATGCTGTATTTTCCTACAATTTTTCCACTAACTTTTATTGTTTCTTTTTTCATATTTTTTTAGAGGTTTTTTCGCATAAAATAATATTTAAACTAATTCTCCAGTAGTTTAAATTATTATTTTTAATATACCCCCCATTATGAAGTAAGTGAGACTTAAATAAAATAAATCTCCCTGGCTTGTAATTAATTTTTTCTTGTTCTATTCTTACCTCTCCACCATCCTCTAGTTTCCACACGGGGGTAAGAAAACCTAAAATACTCCAGTCCAAAGGATCATTATTATCTGTATGAAACACCGTTTCACTTTTACTATTTTTGGCACCCAAGCGAATTCTTCTAATTTCACGTGGTAAAGAAAAATTAAATTCTTGTTGAAACTTAGTTTTTATAAATTCAATTAAAGCATGAAAATAACCAGAGTAATAATGATGAGAAGAAACATCATTGTCTTCCACTGTGAAACCAGGGAACCCTGAAACATTACTTTCAAAATTATTTTTAGTGTCAGAAAAGCTCGACAGATGCCAAGAGGGTGTATTAACAAGCTGATTATATATTTTAAAATTTTGTTCTTTTGAAATAATATTATCTAATATAAAAAAATTCTGTGTCATTCTTTTTTTCTATTTCTCTCTCTTCCATACCATATTTTTTCTGTCAATAAACTTAATTATTTAAAAAAATCGTCTTTTATAAAAATTTCTGTTATTTTATATTGCTTTTATATCATTTTTTTACTATCAATAAACCTAATATCTCATAGAATGAAAAGAAATAATATTGATATTCAGGATAATTTTTTTGATCTTACATTTCTTCGTACTTTGCAAGGGGAAATTATGGGTTTAGAATTTGAATCTCGATACCTTGATATAGAAACCAATCCAGGACACAAGGCAGAAAAAGGTCGTGTTGTAGATTGGGATGGTCAACGAAACTATCACCAAGTAAAGTTAAATAAAAACGCTCCTGTTGTTCAAGAATTAATTAAAAAAATGAAAATACATTTTAATTTTTCATCAATAAAAGAAATATACTCATTTTATTTTTTAAGTTTTCCTAATGCCCCTGCTATTCCCCATAATGATCCATTTAATTTTAATTGTTTAATTTATTTATTAGGGGATCCTTTAATGAATAATGGAACAGGTTTTTATATAGATGGGCCAGGAGAAGAAAAAATTTTAAATTCACATGTTGGGTTTAAAGAAAATAGGGCTATTTTTTTTGACTCTGAAATATATCACAGTCCTTTGCAGTTTGCAGGGAACTCCACTCCTCGATACGTTATGGCTAATTTTATTGATGCAAACTAAAATAATTATGTCAAGAAAACAATTAAAAAAAGTTCTGTTGCTTTAGATTGAAATATGGTTAAATTGGTTCTCACCCAAAAATTTAAATCACAGGAGATATTATGGAAAATCAAGAAGTATTGAAAGCTATAGCTGTCCTCGCTGACAAGGTGAGCCGCTACCACGAACGTTTATTAGCCACAGAGAGAGATAATTTAAGACTAGAAAAGACCCTATCGGAGCACCTTAAAGGGTGTGGCTGTCATGATACTTCTAATGAAAAAGTAATACTTAACGGTAATGAAGCAGACGTAGAATGTGAAGCTTGTAGTGCTTAATTATTGTCGCTTCCACCCACCATATCGGCTAGAGATGGGGCAAATATTTTAACATCACGTCTAAGATGTTCTTCTTTCGTTTCTGTTCCAGGATCAGCTACATCATTGGTAGCATGTTCTTCTGAATCATATTCTTGATTTGTTTCTGTATTAATAATTGTAGTCTCTGAACGACACCTTATATGAGGAACCATGCGACCATCACCAGCATCAATTTCCCCCAGAACTTTTGCTTCTTCTATGATTTTAGCCATTGTTTCTCCTTTTTAATTCAATATTAAAACTTATCACAATTCTTTCCTTTTGTGAATTATTTTTCTCTACTTCATGAGTAAGCCATGAAGGAAAAAATAATATATCATTTTGCTTAGGTTTCCAAGAAACCCGAGAAGAGGTGTGAATACTTTCTCCTGGTTTTTTAGGAGGGGCCAGGACTTCGCTTTGAGGACGAGGATCATGAAAAACAAGAGCTCCACTATCTTCAGGAACTTGTAAATAAAAGACTCCTGACATGTTATTATAAGGGTGGCTATGTAAACGATTGCTGCTTCCCGGACCATTGACCACGGCCCACATACCTGTAACTACAGGAACTATTTGATCGATAATGGATAAATGATTCATTGTCTCTTTTGTCATTTCAATTATCTCTGCTTTTATTTTAGCAAATTTCTCATCTTCATGTAAAAAATCATGGCTATGCCAACCCCCATCAGTGCTTTTTCCTTCAATATTTGTGGGCTCTTTTTCTTGAATGTTTTTTATAACATCAATAAGATTTTCATAGCCTGCTAAATTTATAGAAAAGACAGGGGTAATAAATAAAGAATGAAGGTCGATTATAAATCTCCTTTGGTTACTTCCAATACGCTTAAAGTAATGTGAATTTGATTGGCTGCATTGGCTGTAATTTTAATTAGATCTGATTCCTCTAGAACCAAAGGCTGCGATAAAACTTCTGCTGTAGTATCAGTATTAATAGTCTTATCATTAGTAATTTTATAAGTGGCTGAAGCACTCGTGTCTGTCCATTCGATAGTGTACTCAGTAGTGTTTGCTGAATCATTACACACAATAATAGATTTAATTACTGCTGTGGTTGGAAAAATAGGAGCAGTTCCTGTTGTACCTGGAGCTGCCGTTGGAACTGTGTAAATGGTTGTTGGACCAGTAGTGGTCATATCGACGCCAGCATTTTTAAACGTATCAGCCAAGGTACCAGCTCCTTCCTGAAGATTTTTCTACTATATCTTGAGAATAAGAAGTATTTAAATTTAAAATTAATTGTTCAAGTAAACGAATCATTTGATCAAATTGACTTGGTTCATATTGGGGTGTAGCGTTAGGTAAACGAGTAATTGTTATTTTAGCCATTATCTATATCCTCCAAAAAAAGAATTTAATAACATATTATAAGGAGAGTATCCATAATTTGGTTGCATATTCATACCTCTTCCTGATCCTCTGTTTTGTAGTAAGCTTCCAATTCCTTCTTCTATTTTTGATAATTTATCATTTACTCCACCAAACCTATCTCCTAGTCCACTTAATTGTTGGCCAAACCTATCTCCTAGTCCACTTAATTGTTCACCATATCCTCCTAATTGTTCTTCAAATCCTCCGAGCTGTTCGCCGTATCCACCGAGTGATTCTTCAAATCCTCCGAGCTGTTCGCCATATCCGCCTAATTGTTCTTCAAATCCTGTTATCTGCTCGCCCATTGGCTTGATGCCCCAGGGATCTTGATTAATTGGTTGAGGTTGAATATGTGGCATCAGTGTTCCTCCTCGTGGTGGCCATAAACCTTTTGGTCCTCCTCCAAGTCCGAATATTCCTCCAAGACCTGTCTGGTTGGGATTGAATGGTATTCTTTCCTTAGGATTGAATTGTGTCATTATCTTCTTCCGTCTGGTCTAAGTTGTAATTTCATCGATCCTAATCTCCAATTTGTATCCCCCACTGTATCACTGGCAAAAGCTAGTTTTACTGATCGTCCTCTTCCTCTTATATTAAGTTTAGTCGTTGTACTACTAACATTTCCTGAAGTAGTTTGACTTGTTGTTGATTGAGGATAATCCTCTAATGTTAAAGTAACGGCTACATCATTGGTTAAGGAAGTAAAGTCAGGAACAAATTTGCTCACTGACATAAATTGATCTCCATCTGCAATTTCAATAGATCCTGTTGTTAAGGAAGCAGATAAAGCAGTGCCGTCTGCTTGGTTATTGCCTACCTCTTGATTATATACATAGGAAGCTCCTGCTGTGACGCCGTAAGGAGTATTGGTTACTCCCGTGCTTGTAGTAGCATTAGCCACTAAAGCAGCATCATATTGTGTGGCTATAGGATTTTCAAAAGTATAATTTCCAAGATAACTTGTACGTCCTAATGTTGATGTATACCACGTTCCTTCTAAATAATTATAGACAACAACTCTATCAATTTGAGTAGCACTACCTGAAGGATAATACCACATAATTTCATTAAATTCAGGGTTAATGCCACAAGCAATATCATTTTTATTTGTGTAACTTAAATCATCATATACATAATCTTGAACAGAACACGGCATTTTTTTAACAACACCATCGTACATATAGAAGGCATCATCACCCATCCAAAAAGCTTTACCATTCACATCAACTGCTGCGTGCTGTGCTATCAAACCGCAGTTAGCTCCTAGTTGTCTTTGACCAAATGTAAAAGGAGTCCCTACAAATTGAATACCATGCAAGGATTGATCGGTCCATACCAGGATTTGACCTGTTGATGTTACAGCTCCTATGATACGGGAGCCATCAGCAATACGCAATGATCCTGCTTCATTTGTCGCTTTTGGTGCCCACTGCGTCAAACTTTCACGATCAGAAAATCTAAAAAATAAATCATCTTGCGTTGCTGCATCTGTAACCGTTGTGCATGTTCCAAATAAAAATAAGTGTCTTGTATCAGATGATACTAAAGAAAAACGAGAAGCTACCGGGGCTGTTGCACCAAGGCTCACGGCCCTAGTCGTTGTACCTCCAGAAGTATCCCATTGATAAGTACCTCCATTTAAGGCGGTGGCGATAAGATCTTCCCCAAAATTATCTAATGACCATTGACGAGCATTAAGAGTTACACTTGATGAAGACCTAGCAGTTCCCCATGTACTTAGTCCCCATGTTAAAACACCCCAACCGTATCCATAGGTAGATGTAGCAGGTCCAATGGAAATTTGATAAGTTGCCGTTACTGATCCTCCACCACTAGCCGTTGATCCTGTAGCATTAGAAGAATATGTTATTTTATAAGAGCCGGCATCAACAATTTCCGTAATTTCAAATTCATTATTAAATTCTATGCCGTCCACAACATTGTTGGTGGTAGTGTCATCAAATGTAACAAAGTCGCCTACTACTGCTCCATGCGATGCATCGGTTACAGTCACGATAGGACTACCACTTACTGTCGTAAAAGGATTTGTTAAACTCTCTGTGTCTCGAATAGGTGTAATATCATAAAGACCACTGCCTTCTAATATATATAATTTTCTATCGGTTCCTAAAGCAAGGTATCTGGTTCCATTTAAGCTAACCCAGGAATGCGTGTCCCGGACCACACCAATAACAGTTTCGTTAGGGTTCGGAAGGTAAGTCCATCCTTTCCAACGTTCAGGTTTTCCATAATGAAATCTTACTAATTGAGAGTCGATATAACGTCGATCATCTCCTGCCGCATAAGGGGAGTCTTGTTTATCTACACCTGGTTGAAATTTTAAATCGGTTAATTGCATAAGACCACATACTAAATTATTTCTTCTTCGGTGGCAAGAATTGAGTACCTACATTGCCTTTGAAAGCATAGGTCCCATAATGCGTCAGCCCACTCGTAATGTCGGCATATACGGTCCCACCAATTTTCTGCCATAGTCTACAGAAAGCATAGTCCTCTGACAAGTATCTTTTAGTTTCTGGTTCAATCGTGGTATCAAAAAAAGCATAATTCCAATTTGAATTATCATGATAATCAAATGTTTTATCGTGAGGGTCATTTAAAGGCTGATCCGATTTAAATTTTAATTCAGGATAAGCTTTAGCCATTTTTTCAAAGACCTGTCTTTTAATCAACATAAATCCCGTTGCGCCGTCTAATACTTTAATAAAACCTTTTTTTACTTCCACATGTTCTGGATTTTCCACATTAAGATTATATTGTAATGAAGAAGCTAATAATTCATTTTCTTTAATATTAGGTTTTTCTTTTACTTTTCGTATAACTTTTGTCCAATCAATAGTCTTTCGTGGATACACTCCTGTTACTACTTCTTCGTCAAGTTCTAACATTCGCATAACAGTTCTTTCATTAAATCCAATATCAGCATCTATAAAAAGTAAATGGGTATACTCTAAATGATCCATGAATAATTGAACCAATGTATTACGAGCTCTCGTTACTAAAGATTCATTTCCAATTGTACCGAATTGTAATCCTATGTTTTTTTTAGAAGCTTCTTCTATTAATCGAAGACAACTTTCAAAATAATTAACTGTTATCATTCCTCCATAACATGGAGTTCCAATAAATATTTTAGAACCCGGCATCTTTAGAAACTTTTTGCTTATAAAAAATATTTAATGTGTAGCGAGGAGAACTTTCTCCTAATCCCTGTAAGTCCGTGTGCCATATTTTACTGCCATTAAAAAATAAAGCCCGGTTTTCTACAAATCCTATATGCGAGGAAAGTTTACTACCTATAAAAAACCCGGTTCCATTATTTAATAATGGTTCTCCTTTAACAAAGAAAAGAAAATTTGCTATATTTCCTTTATCCGTATCAATATGTACTTTAGGTTCTCCTTGATTGTGGCGTAAATGCGCATGAATAGATATTGGTTCTAAAGCTGTATAAGGAAAAAAGAATTCTTTAATACGATTTAGGACAGGATCATTTTTAAATTGATGAAGAGGAAAAGTATATCTTTTGCCATAATGTTGTCCTTCTTCATTTTTTACTTCTGTATATTTTAAATTAAGAAGTGTCTCTTGTAATGATTCTAATGTTTCAATACTAAAAAAATTATCCACATACTGAACATAGGCTGTCTCCTTATTGTGTTGCATAATCTATTTTTAAATATTCTATTTTTTTTATCCATCCTTTAGGAATGGCGATAGCACCACCCCCATTATTATCTCCCTTGTCCAAACACCAGGATCGCATGATCACAATTTTTTCCTCATTATTCACGACCAACCAACCAACTTCTTGGCACAAGGCTAAAGGCGCTTTTATAATTTCTTTTATTTCTAACCATCCTGTTTCTGTATCACGAGCATCCAACCACGTCACACGGACCATTGGAGTCTTGTCAATATCAATCATTTCAATAATTGTTTTTTTTCTTCTTTTTTAATAAGGTGAAGATTAAACGACACGGATCGTCTTTCTTCATTAGGAGTTCTAAAAGGATAGACACCATGTGCTAACCAATTTGGAAATAAAAATATATCACCAACTCTAGGCGAGTGTTGAAATTTATGCCCACTAAATGTTGATGCTCTTCCATCGAACCAACATATATCACCAACTGTAGGATAATGATCTTCTTTTGCGTACTCCGCAGGTAAACTTGGAGGAACACGTAAATAAAACACACCTGATAGTTGGCCTTCATGAATATGAAAAGGATTAAAATCACCTGCATATTGAGCAACTACCCACATTGATTCCATAACCAATTTACCTACAAATTCAGGTTTGATAGTTTCATTAGCAGGAGGAATAGAAATATAAGATTTAACCATCTCTCCTATAAATCCTATCATTGGAAGAAATGCATTTGTATCCATCCATTCAGTAGGGAACCGTACCTCTTGTTTAACATTTCCTGCTAGTGATCCTGAATGATCAAACTCTTTTGAAAGTTTTTCATTCTCTAACATTTCTGTTGCTTTAGTATCCATCAATTCAAGTAAATGTTTAGGGAGTGTTCCTCTAATTATTGTTGGACCGAAAGGTCGAATAGCCTGGAACTCGATATTTTCTTCTTTAGACTTTTTTATTTGTTTTTTTTGTGGCTTCATTAAATTTCCTTAAGTTCTCTTGTACAAATGTCCATTCATCCTTCTTTAAAGGTCGCCCTGCAGTGGGATAAGAAGGAACATAAATTACTTCAGGTTGTTTGTCTTTCTTCTTCACCATAATATCCTTGTCATATAGCAATAATTTCCATATAAATAAAGTATTAAATTGGCCCATGATCCAAGTTTCGCCTCCTTGCTACATTGATATAATGCACTATAAGGAGATAAATGAAAAAACTTAAATTAGTTAAGGGTGGATTAGCGGACTTTCAGGGGGCAATCCATGCCCTTAAAGATTTCGGACGATACGAAGATGACACCCTAGCTCACGTAGCGACAGGGGAAACTATTATCCCTATGGAGGTTTTTGAAAAGAACCCCCAGTTACGAGATCAAGTATTTAAATCTATGGCGGATCTAGGAATAGATCCAACTCAATATATTGTAGGTAGTAATTTTAATTCGATTAACCCTGTAACAGGGCAGCCAGAATTCTTTCTTAAAAAGTTATTTAAAAAATTAAAAAAAGCTGCACCTATTCTTTTACCAATTGCCGCATCCTTTATTCCCGGTGTGGGTCCTTTAATGATGGGCGCCGCAGGGTTTGCTGGTGGTAAAGTAGCAGGTCAAGATACCAAACAGGCTTTATTGTCAGGCATATTAGCAGGGCTTGGTGGTAAGTTTGCTAAGGGATCACAGGCAGCTCAAGCCGGTTCAGCGGCTGGTGGTAAATCTTTAGGAAGTTCTATATTTAAAGGCATCTCAGAAGAAGGTTTGGGAAGTTTATTTCAAAGAGCAGCGCTGGAAAATGCGGCTGTAAGCAATGCTATTCCAACAAAAGCAAGTACGTACTGGACTGATCCAGGTGGCTCAGCGACGGGCGAAAAACTCATAAACATCGGAGGAGATGGCTCAACCGAGAAGAGCATTTTTGATATCTTCAGGAAAAAAGGAGAAGCAGGGGGCGACTGGAGCCCTCAAAGAATATTCACCGCAATGACTATGGGTGGTATGCTTCCTGGTATGTTTGCAAACGAGGATGAAGGGGGTGAAGGCAGGCCTCAGATAAATCCCGGCGACTATGGACAACTACTTCAATTAGCTAAAGCTAATACATATAATCCAGGTAGTAATATTGTCCCTTTTCAATTAGCTAAAGGTGGTATAGTTAATTTAAAAGAAGGAGGATTTCCTTATGCTACTGCTCAAAGAGCAGAAGGAGGAATCTCGGGTCGTGGAACAGGGACCAGTGATGAAATTCCTGCTTACTTAAGCAATGGCGAATTTGTTGTAACAGCTAAGGCTGTTAAAAATGCAGGAGGTTCACGACCTATGTATGATATGATGAATCATTTAGAAAAAGGTGGTAAATTATCACTAGAATCAAGAGGTAAATAATAATGGTTGATGTAACAGAACAAACAGTAAGGCAAGCTCCTTTTATTGAACAGCGCTCAGAACAATTACTGGCGTCTATTTTTGGTGATCCTACCGCTGAAAGGCGTACAGATGAATCAGGTGCTTTTACTGAAACCGAAGCAGATTTTAATTTAAGAAAATTTGGGAGAGCGGGTATAGGAAGACAGATACCTTCTTATCAAGTTGCGGGTTTCAGCCCAGACCAATTAGAAGCAATGAGGATGGGACGTCTCGGTCTTGGAGGATTTGCTCCTCATCTAACGGCGGCTCAAGGAACTTTAGGTTCAGGTATTGCAGCACTTCAACAAGGAATGCCAATAACTCAAGCAGGGGCAAATCTACTGCAAACGGGCGCACCATTAATGCAAGCAGGTGCACCATTAGTTCAAGAAGGCGCACAAGCATTAACCGGCGCAGACATTAGTCAGTATTTTGATCCTTATCAAGATTATGTAACAGATGAAATTATAAAACAAGGAGATATTGCTACTACAAAAGCAGGTGATGCTGCTCAAAAATATGGAGCATTCGGAGGTTCAAGGCAAGGAGTGGTAGAAGGAACGATAGCAGCGGACACTGCAGCTAGGGTAGGACAAGCTAGATCGACAGGGTATGGCCAAGCTTTACAAGCAGCCGAAGCAGCGAAGAAAAGATCTCTTTATGGAGGTCAGGGATTAGGACAATTAGGTACAGGATTAGGACAATTAGGTGCGGGACTTAGTGGTATTGGTTCACGGTTTGGACAATTTGGAACACAACTAGGTCAACTAGGAGGAGCCCAAGCAGGGTTAGGATTAGATGCCCAACGAGCAGGATTAACAGATGTTAGTTCATTAATGGGTATTGGAGGATTAAATCAACAATTAGCGCAAGCTGGTATAGATGCGGCAAGAGGAACTGAAGAAGCAAGACAACTTGAACCATTTACTAGAATGGGATGGGCAAGTGATATTTTACAGGGTCAGCCATCCAGTTATTCCACATATACAACACGCACCGGTGACAGCGTTAGTCCCTATTCTCAAATTGCAGGGTTAGGATTAGCAGGGTTAGGAGCATACAATAAAGGACTATGGGGTAATAACTAATGGAAAATGTTCTTAATAGAAGAATGTTTCAGCAACCTATCTACGCACAAAGCGGAACATATGTTCCTACTATAGAACAGATAATGAATTTTTATGGTGGCGGCTTTACTGATGAAGGTATGCCTAAAGATATAGAAGCTTTTCAAATAGCTCTACAGAATGCTAATAAAGCAAACACAGCGGGGCTTTTTGAAGATGGTAAACCCGTAGATAACTGGGGCTTGTCCGCTGGACAAGATCAAAAAGACTTTATGAAAAAGCATAATATTGACTTGATGTATGATGCTATATTAGGTTACTACAAGACGCCGGGAGGATTAGTTAAACCAGGTGAGAAGCATGAAGAGTTTCTTAAAAATTATTTCGCTACTAAAGCATCAGGAGCAGGATCTAGCCCCACTGACTTAATTGAAAAAGCAAAGATATTAGGTAGAGAACAACACGCAGTAGAAGGAGTAGGATCTAGCCCCACTGACTTAATTGAAAAAGTAAAACAAGAAGCTAGAGAACAAGAAGAAGAGGAGTATGCGCAAAGACAAATTGATATAGGCCATCAAAAAGAATTAATGGAAACACTACAAGGAACTAAAGTTAAAAACGTAGCCGGTGAAATGGAAAAAGAAGTATCAGAAGATGCACAGGTGGAGATGATTAAAAGAAATATATTACAAGGCACCAACATTGTAGAACCAGGAACAGAAGAATTCAGAAATTTATCAGCAGTCAATAGAATGAAAGTTAAAGACGCAATAACGGAAAAAAGAAAAGAAGAATTAGACTTAACTGATGTTTCTGAAAAAGGAATGAAAAACATTATTGATGCTGCTGGGGAGTCTGTAGAAGTTGCTCTAGACATTTGGAATGATATGAAAAACAAAGGAGGAGAAATAGCCGAAGCAGCTAACGAAATGTTAGAAGGCTGGAAGGATGCTATTAGTAGTGGATGGTCAGAGAAACGAAAAGAAGAACTTAAAGAGCAAATAGATTTTTTAAAATCAAAAAGAAGCACCATGACTACAGATCCTACAACAACTTCTATATTTGGTGTAGAGATGGATGATTTAGAAAAAGGAGGTGAGCAGCTTAAGAGTTGGTATGATGACTCTATTTTCCCTGTAGCAATAGAGGAAGGGAAAAATATTGTTGGCGATATGTTTAATATGGGAAATGCTGAACTTTCAGAAGACCAACAATTGCTACAGGAAGAACTAAACAAAAAAGCACAATTGGAGGCTAGTTTGCCGGGTGTAGGTGGCAGTCCAACAGACCTTATTGAACAAGCAAAGAATCAACTTGCTGAAAATCAAACTGCAGAAGCTATGCAAAGAGTAGAAGGAGTAGGATCTAGCCCAACTGCATTAATTGAAGAAGCAAAACAAGATGCTGCTTCTCTAGACACTAGTATTTTTAAGGAGGAAACAGACGATCAAGAAACAAGCTTTTTTGAAAAAATAATAAAAGACCTTAATGATCAAATAGACAAGTTATTCAGTGATCGTGACAATAATATTATTGATGAGGATGCATTTAAAGAAAAACTAAATATTATTAATGATAAAAAAAATGAACTCGTAAAAAAATTTAACGAAACGGATGTAAAAAAATTTATTGATAAAAGTTTTACAGAATTATTAGGTGATAAGGACTATAGAGAAGAAGCTTTGGCAGAGGGTGCGGATGAGAACGAAGATGGTAGAGTAAGTAACCTGGAATTATTTCAATATCACCTAAAGAAAAAAGCTGAAGAAAAAAAAGAACTTAAAAAAGTAGAGAGAGTAGGATCTAGTCCCACTGACTTGATTGATCAAGCACAACAAGATGCACAAAAGAAACAAGCAGAGACAATTGTAGAGGAAGCGAAAGACACAGAAATCATTGACAACGCTCCTGCAACAATTGATATTACGGAGCAGGAAATTGAATCGTCGAAAGAAGTAGCTGATGGCGACACGGCCATTGATAAAGCAGATACAGCTACGCTTACCTCTGATACTGTTGGTTTAGCTGCCACAGATGGAGCTGTTCCGGCGGGTACATCAGCGATGGCTCAACTTATAGCGGAAACAGCGAAAGAAACAGGGTATGATTTGGGTGCAATGGATCAAACAAAAGATGATCTGGCCCTTAAAACAATTATGTATGGATTAAAATTAGCTATGACACCTGGTAAGTTTCATGAAGCTGTACTGGCAACAGGATTTGATGCAGTTAAAAATGAAATTAATGAACGCTATAGAACAAAAGCATCCAAACAAAAATTTGCTGGAACTTTATTTAACACAATGCTTGCAGGGAAATTAGATATAGAAAAGGAAAGAGTTAAAGCAAAATATAAAAAATCAGTTCCAAAGAAATATGATTTTGGAAAAAACTTTCAAGCGGATGTATTATTAAAGATTGCTACTGGCAATCCAGCAAAAGGATTAGGCTTTGATTTAAGTGGCTTGGATTTAGAGGGTGATCTTAGTGAGGAAAACAAAGGTGCGAAAATGTTTGTTTTTGACATCATGAATGAAATGCAAATGTTAGCGAACAAAGCGGTAACTGGTGGTGATCTCCCTCCTAGTCAGGATATATTATTTGATCAGGCCTATGAAAATATAAGCCCTGTATATAAAATAGTTACCAAAGATCTCTTTAGTATAATGTATACCCTTGACAAAGAGCTTCTTGGTGATTGGCTTCCTGGAGATTGGAAACAACCTAAAGAAACAACTATCGAGAGACTACGAGATCAAGATACAGCGGGAGCTACAAGTACAGTAAGCACAATAAGCAAAGAGCAAAGAGAAAAAATACTTAAACAATTTAAAGACTTTCCAGTAACCGAAGCGATCGTCAAGCAACAAATGAAAGAGCATAATAAGACAAGAGACGAGGTTATAGCCGAATTCGAAAAAGTAGGCGCAGATGTATCGGAAGTAAAGTAAAATGGTTGAGAGTTGGTTAGACCCTGCAAAAATTTTAGGATTAGAAAAAACTGTTGATACAACTGAACTAGAAGTTCCTGAAGGATTATTTGCTGACGAGTCCCTAGATGAAATGAGTACCACTATTGGTATGCAAGAGGATATTGTTCCCGAAG